CAGAACTTTACGGGTCAATTCGGAGTCAACTACGAAGGAACATTTGACGGCAATTACACTTCACAGTACGAAGGTAATTTTGCACAATCTTTCACTGGTACTTACGCAACACAGTATACAGGAACATTCGACGGCAACTATGTATCACAATACTCGGGCGCATTTACACAAACTTACACTGGCGACTTCGCCGCTACTTATCTAGGAACATTCTTAGGAAACTATGCTAGTGCATACGAAGGAAACTTTGCTGCCAACTTCGGAGCGCAGTTTAGCGCACAGTATATTGGAACTTTCTCGGGTGATTACTTATCACAATATACCGGTGCGTTCGGAATAACATATTCAGGTAACTACACTTCAGATTACATCGACACTTACACGTCCGATTATGTTTCGCAGTACACTTCACAGTTCTCTGCTGTATACCAAGGCGACTTCCAAGGAGCATATACAGATGATTATCTTGGCGAGTATGCTAGTCAATACGAAGGCAACTTTAGTGCAACATTCACTGGAACTTATAACGTAGATTACATCGACACTTATGTTTCACAGTACTTGTCACAATACACTGGTGCGTTCCAAGCACAGTTCATAGGAACATACGACTCACAGTATCTAGGAACTTTCATTGGTAACTATGGTTCGGCATACGAAAGCAACTTTACTGCTACCTTTGATGGAACATATGATTCAGCATATATCGACACTTATGCGGGTGATTATATCTCGGCATACACAGGTGCTTTCCAAGCAAACTTTGTCGGAACCTACGACACACAGTATCTAGGAACATTTGAAGGCGACTATGTGTCACAGTACACTGGCAACTTTGCCTCGTCATTTACAGGCACTTATAACGTAGATTATATTGATACATATGCGGGCGATTATATCTCGGCATACACAGGTACTTTCCAAGCAAACTTTGTTGGAACATATGATGGTAACTTCACAGGAACTTATGGCACAGAATACACCACTGACTACGAAGGTGCATTCTTAGTTGACTATCTTGGTGATTACATATCTGATTATGTTCCTACATATGAAGGTCAATATACTACTCAGTATGAAGGCGATTATGCGTCTGTCTACGATGGCAATTACAACTCTGCTTACACGTCCACATATGACGGTAACTTTACTCAGACATATGCGGGTAACTTTACTGATGTATATACTTCAGACACATATATTGGTGATTACATATCCCAGTATGCTAATAGTTACGCTGGTGGTTATGTTACTCAATACGAAGGTGACTTCCAGCAGAACTATATCGGTACTTACGGTACTTTATATGAATCACAATACTCTACTGATTTTATTACCAACTATGATTCAGGTTACGAGGGTGACTTCCAGCAGAACTATATCGGCACTTACGGTACTTTATATGTATCACAATACTCTGATGATTATATATCCGATTACGATTCTGGTTATGTTGGTGACGATTTAGAGCAATATGATGGCACTTACGCGACTACATATGCTGGCGACTTCATACAGGACTTTATCACCGACTATGATTCTCAATACGAAGGTGACTTCCAGCAGAACTATGCAGGCACTTACGGAACTGCATATTCTGGAGATTTCGTACAGGACTTTATCACCGACTATGATTCAAGTTATGAAGGTGACTTTCAGCAGAACTTTGAAGGCACCTACCAGACAGCATATGCTGGAGACTTCACTGCGGACTTTATTGCTCAGTACACAGCATCTTATGATGGCACTGTCTATGCTGGAACATATGACTCAGACTATCTCAATCAGTATGAATCAGACTTTACTGCACAATATACTGGCGAGTATGATGACATCGATTATGCAGGTAATTATATCAGTGACTTCGAAATTGATTACACGGGTTTCTATACCTCAAATTACACAGGCGATTATCAAAGTAGTTATCTAGCAACATACGCAGGATTCTACGAAACCTCATTCACCGCAACGTATGCAAGCGAATATACTTCTAACTATGATGATATCAATTATGCTGGCAACTATGTCAGTAACTATGTTGGTGATTTCATTGGTGAATATACTTCAACTTATGAAACTGCTTATGATGATGTCAACTATGCCGGCAACTATATCAACGATTACGTTGGTGACTATAGTGGTGATTATGTAACAGATTACGCAGGTGATTATCAGAGTAATTATCTAGCAACGTATGCTGGATTCTATGAGACTACATATGCTACAACGTATGCAAGTGAATATGCTTCTAACTATGATGACCAAGATTATGCTGGTAACTATGCTAGTCTTTACATTGGTGACTTCATTGGACAATACACTTCAACTTATGAGACTGGATATGACGATCAAGTTTATGTAGGTAATTATATCAGTGACTATGTTGGCGACTATAGTGGTGATTATGTAACAGATTACGTAGGGGATTATCAAAGTGATTATCTAGCAACGTATGCAGGATTCTACGAGACAGAATACCTTACAACGTATGCAAGTGAATACACGTCCAACTACGATGATCAAGATTATGCTGGCAACTATGTTAGTCTTTACATTGGTGATTTCATTGGACAATACACTTCAACTTATGAAACTGCTTATGATGACATCAACTATGTGGGTAATTATATTAGCGACTATGTTGGTGACTATAGCGGTGATTATGTAACAGATTACACTGGAGTTTACGAAGAGCAGAACTACCTTGGCAATTACGTATCAACTTATGATGATATTGAATATGAAGGTAACTATGATTCAATCTACACTACAGATTATCTTGTTGACTTTGAGGGTAACTACTTAGGTGATTACAACACAATCTACGAAGGAACTTATGAGTCTTTATATTCAGGTGATTTCTTACAAGGATTTGATGGAGTCTATGAGGGTGGTTTCGATTCTACTTACGCAGGTGATTACGGTACTACTTACGCAGGAGACTATGAGTCAAACTACACACTAACTTATGTTGGTGATTATCTTGGTGACTATACTCCATCGTACTCAACTCTATATGCTGGCAACTACACAGGCACTTATGACGGTTTAGCAGTAGATGAGTCGTACACTGTTGACTATATCGAGCAAAACTATGACACAGATTACTCAGTAGACTATCAAGAGGATGTCTATCTGGGCAACTATATAGATACATTTGACGGCGCAGATGTTGAAGAGACTTATCTTTCCAATTATGACGATGTTGATTATTCTACTGACTATTCTTCTGACTACGATAATGTCGATGCAATAGAGAACTATCAAGATGCTGATTACACAGGAACGTACACTCAAGACTATGCGATAGATTATCAAACATCTATATTATACGGTGTTGGCGGCAAGTTACTTGCTAATCCAGTACAAATTGAAACATACACATTATATGTAAGGGTAGCATAATGACAGTGGAATTTTTAGACAATGGATTTTGGGAAAACGAAGAAAAGACAATACTTAAATGTATTCGCTTAACTCCTATTAAGGAGGGAGGTAGAAAGAAAGATGTTCTTGAACTACGTAAGATATTGCCGGACGGTTCTGAATGTCCTCAGTTCAAGCAGTGTATTGCACAGCATGGTTTGGAAAAGATCGATGCTAATACACAGGTTCGTAAGGATACTAAAGAGAAAGAGGATCGCGAGAAACGTGCTATACATGAGCAACGTAAAAAATCTCACGAACTTGAACAACTCTTTAATGCCAAACTACAAGCATTCGAAATAGATACGATCAAGAACTCAACAAATCGTGAGTTGCGTTCCAGACTACGTAGAGCAAAGAATGTTATTGAGATGAATGCATTGGCAGCATTAGTGATTGGAAGTGAACTTGGTTATTTTAAAAAGGTAGATGAAGATGAGCGAACCGACTAAAGGTTATGTTATTGTAGCATCACGAAAGAAGTTTTTTTATGTCTCTGCCATTAACTTGATGGAGTCAATCAAAGATTATTATCCTGAAGCACAGATTACATTTGTAGTAGAAGAAAAGTTTCTTGACGGACAAGAAAGAATCGCAGACAATGTTATATTTTGCGATGATCATGCAAGAGCAAAACTGATTGGTATGGCAAAGTCGCCGTATGATATTACGTTTTATGTTGATGCTGATATAGAATGCGAACACGAAGACATTGCAACTATCTTTGATAAACTAGATGGACATGATTTGATGTTTACTGGTTTACCTGCTGATAGACATTACTGCTATGCAGAAGTGTTCTTCGAAGGCGCAAGAAAACCAGATGGCACTAAAGCAGGATTCGAATTGTGTGGTGGTGTTTGTTTGTATGATATGCGTAATCCTTTAGTTCGTTCATTCATGCAAGATTGGTATGACTTGACTGTTGCACAATATGGTAAAGTGTGGTGGCCAACATTAGAAGATGGAGTCACCGAAGACTTAGAAAATTATCCTGCAACTCTGAAGAGATGGGATCAATTCTCATTGTGGTGGTTAGTCAACAAAGAACCTAAGTACAAAGATTTGAAAGTTGGTATACTAGAAGACGATGCTCGGTGGAACTTTTATTCCAAATATAAATATGAGCATAACAAGGATCCTGTCGTATTGAGACACTATTCTTCTTCTGGAGCAAAGCAACTGGATTTCTAAATATGATGAAAAATATACCACTGAATGATTATGCGATCAATCTTTTAAATGAAGCACTATGGTTTACTAAGCAAGAGAACTATAGTGCTGTTATTCCTTCTAAGATAAATGACTTAGATAAAGCAGATTGGTTCACTGGTCAAGAATACTTTGAACAGATTAAGGGAGAGGGCAGAGGACACGATGGGTTCCCTGCTTTTGTTACTAGTTATTCATTCAATCAAGATTATAGATTTGATCCTCATAATCCACACATTGATCGAAAGATAGCAGAAGTTGCGGATCATCATGGCAAGTTGATGACTAACATACAGACAGCATTCAATCTTAAAAAGAATGCACTGTTCTCTGTATATCCGCCTGGTGGTTATATCTCATGGCACAACAACGCAAATGCTTCGGCATATAATTTTATATTCACATACAGTGAAACAGGCGATGGTTGGTGGAAGCATTGGGATCCAGTCAATCAGAAGATGATTCACATTCCTGATGTTAAAGGGTGGCAGTGTAAAGCAGGACACTTCGGTGCATACGAAGATGGATCTGATAAACTAGTATATCATACAGCACGTAATGGTGAAAGCGGGATACGTATGACAATTGCGTTCGTATTAGATCGATCAGAGATGTCTTTAGGTCTACAAGATTGGGTTATTGAAGATATACACGCTTAAACTCTTATAAATAAACCTATAAATATCTCAATAGTATAGCGGATAAAGACGAATGGCACATTACGAAGTTCTAACAATTAATCAAGGCACAGATGTTTCTGTTGAACTGCATCTGGTTAATGTCGATAACTCAATAAAAGACTTGACAGGACATAGCATTACTGCTAAACTTGGTACTCACTATGATGCCAAAGATTCTGATAAGACTTCCTTTGTTTCTTTAGTCGCAAGTCCAGCAACAGCAGGGATAGTAAATCTGTCTTTGACCAACGCTGTTACTGCCGCACTTAATCCTAAAAAGCGTTACGTTTATGATGTTGAAATATCCCATATTGATAGTGACACAAGTAACACTATCGTCGAACGGGTGATGGAAGGACTTATCACTATTACCCCTTCAGTAACAACATAAAGGTTTATCATGCCAGCACCAATAGATCAGACATATAAAGTAGTAGTCGGTAATCTCACGAAAGTAAAACGTGTTGTTGTTGGCGTACCTATTACTAGCGTAGTTGCTGCCGCTGCCGCAGGAGTTGTCGTTGATAACATTGCGGGCATTGATACGAGCGGAGCAGTCAGTGGTGATCTGTTAATATATAATGCGATTACTGATGCGTGGGAAGCAAGTAAAGTATTAAATGAAAATCAGATTATAGATGGTAAATTATATCCTTCTGATTCTGCACATGGTCTCATACTAACACGACGAAGCGGAACGAGTGGAGAACCACCTTATCTTCGCTCTGGTGAGATGGCGTACTCATGGTTAATTGATTCTTCTACAGATGGATTTGGTAATGGCGGAAAGAGATTATACATCGGTGTTGGGGCAGACTCGACATATCCAGATGCTACAGTAAGGGCAGAGTCACTTGAAGTTATAGGTGGTTCTTACTTTACAAATCTACTCAATCATCAGGCAGGTATTAATACTGCTAACAGTGCTTTGATTGTAGATTCAAATGGCAGAATAGATTCTTTACTTGTTGATGCATTAACAGCAATCAATCTTACTGCAACAGGAATAACAACTCTCGATTCAGCATCGATTGGACCACTAACTGTAAGAAATGATGCGTCATTTGATTCTGATGTTACGGTTAAAGGTAATCTAGTAGTACTAGGCGATACTACATTCGTACTAGATGTTACATTAGATTCAACAGTAATTAACGGTGATTTAACCGTAAACGGTAGAACTTTTCTTAATTCGAATGGACAGTTCTACGTAGATAGTGTACAAATTGAACAATATATTGATAGTAGTGTTAATCGATTACTGACACCAGGTAGTGCGATTTCTTTATTATACAGTGATAGCGCAAATACTTTAACAATAGGTGCTATTACAACAGATTCGGCAGCATTGGGAGTTGCATCTTTTAATGCGACTGCAGGAGACTCTACTCAAACTGCTAAACAATTTACAGTTGTCAATGGTGCGGTCAGTGTGAATGTACTTGATGGAGGATTCTTTGGTAATGATCCTTTGTATCCAGGGTAATTCAAAGACACTAAATAGAAACACTAAGAGCATTATAACAGGAATGAATATAAATGTCAAGCACAAAATTACTTAATCGCAGAACTAATGTCCCGGGTCAAGTTCCCGGCAATACAGACATTGATCTCGGCGAAATAGCGATCAACACGCATGAGGGTAAAATGTACCTCAAGCGTGATAAGTTTGGCGTAGTCGATATAGTTCAAGTAGGTGAAGATGCAGTAGAGAATGTTTACTACGTATCTAAATCTGGAGAGTTTGGTAATTCTGGTACTTCTCTTGGCGACTCTTTCAAGACTCTCGACTCTGCAATTTCCTTAGTTACATCACTTAGTTCATTCGCATTTGACGAAGTTAAGTGTACTCGTGACTTGAATTATATTCTTGACGGACTTTATCTTGACATTGCTTTCGGAACAAACTATAATGCAGTAACATCTGGTCATGCTTATCAAAGAGCAGGATCAAATAAAGTTACTACAGGACAATTGCAACCAACTGTTGTAGCATTTAACCAAGCACGTGGTGCTGTCGGTTCTATTCCTCTAGTAAAGGCAAGCACTGGTGTAACAGGAGCGTTATATAGAAACAATGCTCACTGGTCAGAAGTAGTAGATATTCTTACTAATGGTAAGCAGAGTACAGAACAAGCACATGACGATTTAGTCTTTCCTGCTCCTGCTGTATTACCTACTGCTGATGCTGATGATGCTGCCATTATTCTTCAGAACAACCGTGAATGGTTGAAAGATGAACTTATAACATTCATTGCTAAAAACTATCCTGCATTAACATACGACGAAACTAAATGTCTACGTGATACGGGTTTCATCATTGATGCTGTTATCACAGACTTAATGACTGGTTCGAACTATAATTGTGTGACCGCAGGTATTGCTTATCAACGAGCAAATGCATTGCCTACAGCACAAGTATCATCCACAATTGCTGTGATTGTCTTTGTTCGTGATCAAATGTTGGCACTAAGTATTGCTGACGCTTCTAAAGTTTTAATCACAGCAAGCGTTAAAGAAATCACTGACATAATCGTCAATGGAGAATCTGCTGCCGCACCAATTACATTCGCTGCCGCACCTGCTACTATAACAGCAGAGACAGATGCTGGCAATCAGATACAGAATAACAAAACCTTATTAGTTAATAACACTATTCGGTATATCTCAGACAACTATGACGTTCAAGATTACGACCAAACTAAGTGTGAACGAGACGTTGGTCATATTGTCGATGCATTAACTATTGATTTAATGTTAGGAACAGACTATAATGTTGTTACAGCAGGTCTTGCTTATAGACGCGCCAATGCATTGCCAGGAAATCAGTTAGAATTTACAATTGCGGCATGGGAAGTATTAAGAGTTGGAATAAATGCTCTAAGCATTAGTGCGGCAAGTAAAGCACACATCAATGCATCGTTTGTTCAATTGATCGCTATAATGTCAACGACTGCACCGTTCGCTCCAATTCCTATTGAATATAACGACTCTGTTAATACTACAACTGCTAAACGTAGTGCCGCTGATCAAATACAAAATAATTTACAATTAATCATCGATGATACTATTAAGCATGTCTCAGTTAATTTTGAAGCGCAGACATATCCTAGAACTAAATGCTCACGAGATGTAGGTTACATTCTTGAAGCATTAACAAATGATTTGCTGTTTAGCACCAACTATAATACAGTGACCGCGGGTCTTGCATATACTCGCGCAGGTGCTATCCCTGAAGCACAAGTTGCGGGCACTGTACTGACTATCAGAAACATCGGTGTTCTTCTTAGTGCATTGGATATTAACGCTTCTTCTAAAACCATATTGCTTGAAAACCTAGAAATAATTCTTGACATTCTTGAAGGAAAGATTCCAGCACCGGTGATTGTATATCCTACTCCTCTTAATAGTCTGAATAATGAATATTGGGCACACGAGCAGATTAGAAATAACCGTCAGTTACTTATTGACAATACGATTGCTTATCTCACTACAAACTATCCTTCATTAAGTTACAATGTTGCAAAATGCCAACGTGACGTAGGTTACATTCTTGACGGACTATCTTATGATATTCTGTATGACGGCAACTTCGCTTCACGTATTTTAGCATTCTCTTACTTCAAAGATGGTGTTTCTCAGTTAGGTGGAGCGGCAGAAGTTACTGCCTCAATTGCGGCATACACTAATCTCAAAACTGAACTTGGTACATTGCTCAGTGAAACATTGACTGGACAGGACGTAACAAGCGAAATTCAGTCTGGACAATTACTACAGACTGCAAGACTTCAAGGTCTTCTTCAGATAACTATTGACGCATTAACTGCTGGTAACTTTAATGGTGTTCCTGCACTAGTTAATCCTGATACGACTGCTATTGCTGAACCGATAATTCTTGACTTTACTACTATTGTGGCAGCAAAGACAACTATTCAATCAGACTCGATTGACTTTGCGGACGTATATGGTCCTGTACAGTATGATAGAGATGCCTATAGATTAATTGTCGAGTATGTTCTTGACGGTATAGTTCACGATCTTCTTTATGACGGTAACTTCGCTACATTCAATAATGCAAGAGCATACTATGTTGATGGATCATTAGCGATTATTACACCACAACAGACAACGCCAACAATTAGTGCATACACAAATCTTAAAACTATTCTATCATCAATAGTTCAAGAAACATATACTGGTCAGAACACAACAGGCGGAACTGCAACTGCTACAGAAGCGGCAACAACTGGCACGTTACTTGATATTATTATTGACGTTCTTACAGCAGAAAATCTCAATTCGATTGCAACTCGTGTACTGCCAGACTTTACTGGTATAGTGTCTACAGACTACAACACCATCAATGGTGCGCTTACCTCCCTGCAAGCAGATGTTATAGAGTATGCTGATTGGTATGGTCCAACAACTTATGATCGAGTTAAATGTAAAAGAGACATTGGATATATTCTTGATGCTCTTACTCACGATATAGTATACGAAGGAAATGTTGGCGCAGTTACTTCTGCAAGAGCATACTTTGTTGGTGCTGTAAGTCAATTAGGTGCAGGAGAGAAAGTTGCTACATTAGGTGCATATGCATATCTGAAGACTTCATTAGGACAAGTTGTTCTTGAAACATATACTGGTCAAGATACTAGCGCAGGAACTGCCACATCTACTCAAGCAACTCAGTTGGGTGTTCTTATGGACATCATCACTGAAGTTATTAACGATGAAAACTTGAACAATCTTGACGCTACTATTCTACCAAACTTTACTGGTGTTAATGCTACAACAGCGGCAAACTACTCTACTATTCTAGCACAGAAAAGCACGATTCAAACACAAGCAATACAGTATGCTAATCTATACGGTCCTTCATCTTACGATAGAACTAGATGTCGTAGAGACATAGGGTTTATTGTTGACGGTCTAACATTCGATATATTATATGGCGGTACACACGCCATGATTATAAACTCTCGTGCATACTTTGTTGGTGCTGCCAGTCAATTAAACCCTGGTGAAGTTGCGGCAACAATTGCAACATACGAGCATATGAGAGACATTATTGGACAACTTCTCACCAATAATCTTACAAGTAATGTTACTACTGCTTCAGCATATGGTCCTAACGAGACTGGTAACTCCGGTCAGTATGCAACTTCAACAGAATCAACCATTATTAATACGCTGATTGACGACCTCTTAGTTGCCACTTTAGTTGCTGGTAATACTGATAGTCTACCAACTGAAGTTGATCCTATTTTATCAAGTCGTGGAGTAAGTGCAGAGTTACGAAACGCGATTGCCGCAGTCAAGAAAGATCAGGACTTCATTGTTCTTCAGTCCGTAAAGTCTGCTAAGAATACTGGTGACACTACAATCTTCTTGAAGTCTGGCGATTATATAATAAACAATCCTATTAAGTTACCGCCTAAGACTGCAATCGTTGGTGATAACTTGAGAACAACAACGGTGCGACCTAAGAGTGTTGACTCTGATATGTTCTATATGGACAATGGTTGCTTCATCAAAGATATTACTTTCCGAGATCATCAGAACTTTGCTGCCTGTGTAGCATATGATCCTAAAGTAGAAAGTGCTGGCGCTGGACCATTCATCGTTCAATCACCATATGTTCAGAACTGTACATCTATTACCAACGATGGTATCGGTATGAAGATTGACGGATCTAAATGTTCTGGATTGAAGTCGATGGTATCAGACGCATTCACTCAGTACAATGCCGCTGGTATTGGTACTTACTTGTTGAATCGTGGTTACGCACAGTTAGTATCAATCTTTACAATCTCAACTCAGACTTCTATTCTTGCTGAAACTGGCGGACAATGTTCTATCACGAACAGTAACTCCTCGTTTGGTGACTTCGGATTGATTGCTCGTGGTAGTTCTGAAGTACTATATGACGGTAATCTCGATTCAGCAAAACTTTTGTATGATGACACCATTCGTATTTCAGGAGTGATAAATAGAGATAGTGCTGATTACTTCGGAACTGTAGGACAAACTAAGTTGCCTAACTACGGCGATGCAATGAAGTTTGACAGTGAAGAATATTACTATACAGTGTTGGGTGTTGATTCAGTCGGTGGCGGTATGTACGACATTGCATTCGAACCTGGACTGAATAGTAATAAGAAAGCAAATCAGCAGATGACCTTCAGACAGCGATCTGTTATCACATCATCTTCTCACACATTTGAATATGTTGGATCTGGAACTAACACGTTTACTGCTATTCCACAGAATGGTGGTATACCAAGACCAGAAAGAGAAGTAGTATATGACTCTGCAACGAACGAAGGTTTAGTAGTATTTACATCAACGGATCAGTTAGGCGACTTTAGAATTGGTTCTGAACTGACAATTAAAAGACAGGAAGGTAGAATTGTAGGTGAGACGTTTGAACGATCTCTATACGCTATTCTAACTCCATATATTCTAGCACTAGAAGGTTAAAGAAAAATGGCAACTCCACTTAATACGTTTAAGTCAACTTCTGTTACTGTTATTGGTAAAGATACACTTACTGGCGACAGCGATTTAGTCTATACTTCACCCAACGGAATCACTGCGATTGTGTTGATGGCGCAGGTAGCGAATATCGACTCTGCTGGTACTGGTACTTTCGAGGTTAATATGCAACAGGCGCTGTCACTGGCAGCACCAGCAGTTCACTTGATTAAAGGTTATCGAGTTGCGCCTCGTGATGCAGTAAGTCTGATTACAGGTAAGTTAATTATTGAAGAAAACGGTGTTATCCGATGCTCAACTAATGCGGCGGGTGCTGGCAAACTGCAATTAACTCTAAGTTATTTGGAATCATTAAATGGTTAATACAATAAGCGTTTCGGGCACTTCTCTTACAGGTGGTGTAACAACCAGACCAGTAGCGGATCTCGATTCAGCAAGATATGAGTATATCACTCTCGACCAGGTAGAACCTAGTCCTGGTAATCCGACAACTGACGGTCAAGTACTTACGTCTACTGCTAGTGGTGTTAGATCATGGGGTGATATATCTTCACTTACACTCAATGCACTTAACTTCACATCATTAGATTCGGGTGATACAAGTGATTTCTACGCCCTATTTGTAAAGAATAATCCTTTTGATGGTGCTACGGATAGTGTTGTTGTTCGTAAGATTGGTGAAGGCGCATTTGCTGAGACCGCAAACGAGACACTAGCAACTGTCACCGCACGAGGCGATAGCACACAAGTCTACTCGTACTTCTACGGTGGACTATATGCTGACAGTGTAGTAATTAATGGTAATCTTACTGTTAATGGTACACAAACAATTCTGAACACCGCAACATTAGAAATCGATGATAAGAATATTGTTATTGCTAAGAATGCAACTAACAATGCAGAAGCAGAAGGCGCGGGTATCACTGTCGCTGGAGCAAATGCTGGTATCACATATGCATCGACAGATAACTCGTGGAACTTTAACAGACTAACTAATTTCGAAACAGGCATTGCAGTAGTTGGCGCGTCTCTATTTGATTCTGCAACCTTCGACAATGATGTTGTAATTAACAACACTGACGCATCTGTTACTGCTACATTCGGTCTATTCTTAGAACCAACAACAAATAGAATTGTTAGACGAACTATATCAACTGATATTCTTGACGGTACTGTCAACTTAACACAAGTTACATCGACTGATGCAGACTTAACTTTCTACCCTACATTTGTTAGTGTACTAAATGGCGGAGATAGTGCTAAAGTTGATAGTGCATTATCATACAATGCTTCTAGTAATAGACTCACTATGGGTAACTTATCTCTTACTCAGATTGATAGAGATCAAGAGACTGATAACGTACTTGTACTTTCTGCACAGGACTCTGTGTCATTCAGAGAATTGGGTAATCTTGCATATTTGGATTCAGAGCAAGACACACTACAATCTGTAACCAGTCGAGGTGCTACTAGTACAGATAGTGTCACATTCGCAGGCGTAACGGTAGAGGGTGATCTCGAAGCGAGTCGCTACTTTGATGCGCAAGCAAGACAATTAGTAATTTATGACTCAGTAGGTGCTACTCTCTGGGGTGCATAAATAAACAGATAAACTTTGGAGTAACAAATGGCATCGCCAGATTCAAGACAAGATTTAATCGACTTCGCTCTACGTAGATTAGGCGAACCTGTAATTGAAATCAATGTTGATATAGATCAAGTTGAAGATAAGGTTGATGACGCTCTTCAGAAATACCAAGAGTATCACAGTGATGCAACACTTAGAACTTATCTAAAGCATGAAGTAACTGCCACTGATGTGACCAATGGATATATTCCTTTGAGTGCAAGCATTCAGTGGGTGAAGAGATTGTTTCCTATGAACTCTTCGTTTGGTTCTGGTGGAAATATGTTTGATCTAAAGTATCAGATGTACTTAAACAATATGCAAGACTTCTACAGTTTCGCGGGCGATCTATCATACATATATCAGATGGAACAATATCTGAGCATGATCGATCAACAACTGAATGGACTACCACAAGTGCGTCACTCGCGTAGACAGCAACGTCTATACATTGATGGCGATCTTGCTGACGGAGATATTAAAGCAGGCGACTATGTTGTTGCCGAAGTATATCAAATCATTGATCCAGAAGTACACTTGAGCATATGGAATGATATGTTCATGAAAGATTATACCACACAATTAATCAAACAGCAATGGGGCGTGAACATGTCCAAGTTTGAGGGAATGCAATTGCCGGGTGGTGTTACTATTAGTGGTCGTCAATTGTATGAAGACGCGACTGCTGAAATCGAGAAACTTGAAGAGAAATTACGTCTCGAACAAGAACTCCCAGTTGACTTTCTGATAGGATAACATGGCAACTAATCTTTACTTCTCACAGGGCAGAAAGTCTGAGCAGACTCTCTACGAAGATATCATTATTGAATCTTTGAAGATGTATGGTCAGGACGTTTACTATGTCCCACGTGAACTGGTCAACAGAGATACAATCTTTGGTGACGATAACACCTCACGATTCGACAATGCTTATCGTATAGAAATGTACATCGAAGGCGTTGAAGGGTTTGATGGCGAAGGTGACTTGTTCGCTAAGTTTGGTGTAGAGATTCGAGATGCTGCCACATTCATTATGGCAAGGCGTCGATGGTTGAATACTGTTGCTTCTATCGAGAACACATTAGAAGAACCTTTCTATCGCCCAAGAGAAGGCGATCTAATTGTTTTAACATTGTCTAACTCAATATTTGAGATTCAGAAAGTAGAAGACGAGACACCATTCTACCAGTTAAAGAATCTTCCTGTGTTCCGTATGCGATGTGAACTGTTTGAATACAATGACGAAGACTTTGATACTGGTGTTGGAGAGATTGATGCAATTGAAACTGTACATGCATACACAACTACTCTGATATTTGACGAGACTACATTCAGTGTAGCAGGTAGTAAGTTTGAAATTGGCGAAGAGATATCACAGGTCAATGCAACTTTCACTATGAAAGGAGAGATTGCTAATATTGATGCATCTGTTCCTGGAACATATAAAGTGTATGTCGCACATGGTGGTGGTTCTGATGGACTCTATCATAGTTGGGCAGCATCGTTACCTGTAGTAGGACAGACTTCTGCAATTAGTGAAACTCCGACTTCAGTTGCAGGCGAGAACTTAGAGGTTGACAATCAGAATGCAATCTTTGATACTGTTGCAACAGAATTCATCGACTTCTCAGAGTCTAATCCATTCGGAGATCCAGTATAATGTTAGGTTCACATTTCTATCATCAAAGAATTAGAAAAGCAGTTGCCGTATTTGGTTCATTGTTTAATAACATAAATGTCATACGCAAGAATACCGCGGGTGAAGTTATTAGTCAAGTAAAAGTTCCATTATCATATGCACCTAAGCGAGACTTTCTCACACGCATGGATAATATGCTTAACGGTGAGGTAAACGAAAGACAGATAGCATTAAAACTGCCAAGAATGTCATTCGAAATCGTAGCAATGAACTATGATCCAGTAAGACAATTGCCTAAAATGAACAACTGTGTTAAAGCGCCGACAACTTATACTGGTTCAGCAACACAACTATACACACCTGTTCCATATAATGTCAACTTTCAGTTGAACGTGTATGGTAAAAGTCAGGACGATGTATTACAAATTATCGAACAGATTCTACCTTATTTCACACCACAGTATACTGTAACAGTAAAACCTTTATCGGAGTACGATGTCAAGGAAGACACCCCCATAACATTGCAAGGCATAACATTCTCTGATGATTATGAAGGTCAGATAGAGAATAGACGTTCAATCATATATACACTCGATTTTGAAATGAAGATTAGTTTGTATAAGGGTGTTGCCGCAACAGGTACTATTATAACAAGTGCTGATATCGGTGTCAAAGACTTAGAAGGAAATGACTTGTTCACTACATCCGTAGTAGGCAATGTTATAACAGGAGCAAGCGGCACATTAACAAACGAAGATGGCGGTACAATAACAACCACATTTAAGATTGCTAATGCACAAAGTAGAGTAGTATCATATACGATAGGTACTGGTCCTACAAATGGTAATGCGCTTGCTACTGTCAGTTCATCTACCACAACGCCGACAGGTGCATTTAACGCTACGGGTACTTGGGCGTATACACCTGATCCAGACTTCTCGGGTGCTGATTCTTTTGTACTAGAGGTAAATTTAGTAGATGGAACAAAACTCGATCAGACAATCAATGTCTCAGTAACCAACTCTGTCGATGATGCTATTAATGTTGTAACATCAATTAACACAGGTGATGCATTGTCAATAGATATTGATGTAGGTGCTAATGACACATTCGAGTCTACATCTATTGTTTACACTATACCATCGGGCGGTGATCCAGATAATGGTGTGATAGCAATACAAGATTCGGTAAATGGAATCATTCGATATACTCCTACTAGTGGGTTTACCGGTGTTGATACATTTACATACAGAGTAACTCCTAGTACAGGACAGGCAGAAACTGCAACAGTTACGATAACCGTGACTTAAAACACTATAAATAGAATTATAGAAACATATTCTGAGGAAGAACAATGGCAGGCGTAAAGATAACAGATTTAGACTCGGCATTCGGTGCACCCGCAATCGATGACGTTCTAATCATAGTAGATACAAGTACTAACTTGACCAAGCAGATTCGCGCGGATGATTTGCTCCTTGGGCAGACTGCTGAAAAAGCGAACACTATATTGGTCTCGACAGACACGACATCAACCGAAGCGAAGATTCATTTCGGTAATGGCGCATCAGGTACGTATGACTCTGTTGGTATTAGCAACTCGCTTACATACGATGCCGCAACAGGTTCTTTGACAGCACTTGCATTCGAAGGTAATGGTTCTGCTTTAACTGACTTGCCTCAGAATGATCCTGTCGTGAATGCTGTTGATGCTGGCACAGATGCTAATCCATATTATATAATGATTCGCAACAGTGCGACTGGATTAGACAGTGTACATACTCAGAGCAACTTAACATCTAATCCAAATACTGGTGTATTAACTACTCCTTTCTTTGCTGGTAACGGTTCGTTACTAACAGGTGTTCTTGCTGATAGTGCGACAAATGCTGACAGTGCAAACTTTGCTACCGAAGCGACTCATGCTCTATATGCTGACAGTGCTACACAGGCAGCAAGTGCTTTATTTGCTCTAAATGCAACTCAAGCAGTTAATGCTGATAGTGCGACAGTCGCCACGTCCTCTTTGACTTCTGCTCTTGCTACATTTGCTCTTGCTGCCGACAGTGCCGCCAGCGCAAGTAATGCAGTGCAAGCACAATATGCTGACACCATTGCTACTACGACTGCCGCCTCCGAGACAACTTTGTATCCTTTCATGGGTACTGCTCAGACTGGATTACAAGCAACTCTTGCCGCTGATGCCGCATTAACATATAACGCATCGAACGGTAGATTATCTTCAACAGCATTTTCTGGTGATGGTTCTTTACTTACTAACTTACCTATTCCTGGTGGTGGTAGTATTGCTAACGCATTGAATGTACTTCCTTCTGCTGTAGATGCTTCACACTCCATTCTATTTGTTCAGAGTGCGACTGGTGTAGATAGTGTAAACACAGATGCGGGTTTACTGTACAATCCATTAAGCAACTTATTAACTGCTGGTGCTTTCTCTGGTGAAGGTAAACTACTCACTGAAGTACCTGCAACAAAGATTAACTCTAACTTTAATCCTACTACTGGCACTCAGTATATAATGTTGAAAGCATCTCAGACGGGTTCTGATAGTGTATCGACAGATGGTGGTATCGTATTTGATGCAGGAACTAATACACTAACTGCTACAAATCTTGCTGGTAATGGTTCGAACATAACAGACGTAGCGGCAGTCTCTGCTACTAACGCTGCCAACATAGCGATCACCACGATCAATGATAGTGCAACATACTATGTGCATCTTGGTTCGGCAGCATCTGGTAATGATAACACTAACGTGGATCTCAATCTAACATACAATCCTTTGCAGAATCTATTGAATAGCGGTATCGCGTATACTACAGATAGCGCAGGATTATGGAACGGTGCGGCACCCACAACTCTTGACTCAGCAGTCAATCGATTTGCGATATTACTTAAAACATTAAACAGTCAAGTAGGCGCTTAACACTAAGTCTAAATAACAGAAAGTATTTGAGGAAGAATAGAAATGGCAGATATTAAGATATCGGCACTACCAGTACTAACATCAGCGGTTGATTCTGATGTTATTGTTATTAATGACGTAAGTACTGGAACGACGAAGAAGATTACCCGTGGTCTTTTGTTGAATCATCTAGCAAAGCAACTACGGGACTCTGCTGATGGCGGTATTGTCATTCCGAATGGCGACCTTACTCTTGCTAACGAACTAATCGCTGGTGGTGATATCTCAACTTCGGGTACAATTAACTTTGGTATCCTGCGAGATTATGTTAATAACACATATGCAACTTCAATAGTTGATTCTGCTGGTGGTTATGATCTAAGTGATAGTGCTTTAACTACAACTTTGTCAGTTGTTCAATATCTTGCAACACACACTTCTGATCTAATTAGAATTGATTCTGCTGGACCTACACTCACTACACTATATCCAGTAATGACAAGTATTGTTGCGGGCGAAGATAGTGCGAGAACAGATACACAACTATCATACAATCCTCAGACAAATATTCTAACTGCGGGTTCTTACTCTGGTTTAGGCAACTTACTTGGTTACACAGCAGATAGTGCAGGACTCTGGACTAGTCCGGCACCAACAAATGTTAAAGATGCGATAGACAGACTAGCATTAACAGTCAAAACACTGAATAGTCAAGTAGGCGCTTAATGCACAACGTCTTTACGGATAATAGAAGAAGACATCTTAATCTGCGCGAACCGCAGGT